TAACGAAGTCTCTCGATTTACTGGTTCTATTTCAGGAACTACACTTACTACTGAAACTGCTAACATCCCTGTTGGTACTTATATTGGTGGTAATGGTGTTACTGATGGTACCTCTATTGCAGTAGCTGGTGTAGAAGCCACGCCTGCAACTGATCCTGTTACGTATGACTACACTGTGAACATCTCACAAACTGTGTCGTCTCGTACATTAACTCGTAATGAAGTTACAACCAGAGTTGAAACCCAAGCCAACCCGGACGTTGCGATTGCACTCAACACCTTGAGAGAGGTGTCGCGTGAAGTACAGAGCGAAGGATGGACTTTCAATAAAGAATTTGACTACGAACTTACACCTGATTCTAACAAAAACATTCTTATCTCTGATAGCATGTTGCAGGTAGATCTCAACATCTCTTCTAAGAGATTTAATAACCGTCAGTATGACAGCGTTAATCGTAATGGTAAACTTTACGACCGTATCAAACATACCGACCAATGGGATGACAGTGTGTATGCTGATATTCTTTGGTATTTTGAGTGGGAGTTTATCCCTGATCCTATCCAAGCATTTATTGTAGCACGTGCTGCTGCTATCTTCTCTAGCCGTACCATGGGTGATCCCAACCAATACCAGATGCTTCAACAGAAGGAAGCATTTGCACGGGCTATGGCTATGGAGTATGAGTGTAATCAGGGTGACTTCTCCTTCTTTGGTGAACCTCAAGGGGAGAACTATTACAATAGCTATAAACCGTTCCATACCTTGCAACGCTAATGCCAGCAGTAACACAACAGATTCCTAATTTTCTTGGTGGTGTATCCCGCCAAACTGACGACAAGAAACTAATCAACCAGCTGACTGAGTGTGTGAACGGCTACCCTGATCCTACGTTTGGTCTTCTGAAGCGTCCTGGTATGAAGCACACCAACGTGCTAAAGAAGGCTGATGGTACTGCATTTACCAAGACTGAACTGGCAGATGCAGCATGGTTCTTTATTGACCGTGCTACTGCTGGTTCTTACATTGGTGCTATTAAAGGTACCAACTTGTATGTATGGACTGCGGCTGAAGGCACATTCTGCACAGTGACAAATAATGGCACCAGTTATTTGACTGGTACCAAACAGGATGACTACCATTTCCGTAGCATCCAGGATACCACTATTATTACCAACAAAACTGTTGACACTGCCATGCAGGCAGCCGGCAGCTTTGTAGCTAATTCACAAGGTACACTAAAGCTCGTATCTTTGACTGACGGTGACGAGTGTAAGGTAACCATTAAAGGCACTACTAATGGTACTGAGCATACTGCAACTGCTACCTCTCAATCTAGTGCTACCTTTACATCGTTCCTGACTGGTACCCACGCTAGTCATGATCTGCTGGGTGCTATTAAATCACTCCTGGAAGCACGCCACACTGCTAGCGATACTGAGTTTGATGGTAAGTGGTACCTTAACTCCTACGCTAATAGCATTACTATCCGTAGAACTACAGAGTCTAATGCCGTTGTCGTAGATGCAGAGCCAGGTTCTAGTGTTACCTATAAATACTTTAGTCTTAGTGCAGTTGGTGGTCCTTCAAACAACACATTGGAAGCATCTCAAGATGACGTTACTAATGTATCTGAACTTCCCCTGGAGTCATTCCATGACCACAACATCAAGATCCTAAACAGTGATACTGAGGATGATGATTACTATCTGAAGTACGTTGCTGCCGATGGTGTCGGTGGTAAGGGTTATTGGCAAGAGACCATTGCACGTGATGTATCGCCTGGTCTTGATAATACTACCATGCCTCACGAGCTGGCTAACACTGGTGCTACTACCTTTACATTCGGTCCTATTACCTACAAGGACCGTCTAACTGGTGATGATAACACTAACCCACAGCCGTCTTTTGTTGGTAAAAAGATCAATTCTACTTTCTTTTACAGTAATAGGTTTGGTGTGTTATCTGAGGATAACGTTATTTTTGGTGTTGCTAACGACAACTATAACTTCTTTGCTAAGTCGGCACTGACTCAGGTTGACTCAGATCCTATTGACTTGAACGTGTCAAGTGTACGCCCTGTCACCTTGTCTGACGTTCTACCGTCTCCCCAGGGCTTGCTGCTGTTCAGTGAACGTCAGCAGTTCCAAGTGTACGCTACAGATGCAAGTATCCTGACACCTACCTCTGCTGTTATCCGTACGCTATCTAACTACGAGATGGCTACTAATATCCAACCTGTAGGTATTGGCACTACTTCTGCATTTGTCAGTAAAGTACCTGGTTACAGCAAGCTGTTTACTATGACTCTACGTGATGTCGAACAGACACCAGTGGTGGTTGATATTAGTAAAGCTGTACTGGAGTGGATTCCTGATACTGTAGATGATTTGACTGTCAGCCCTCCTAACTCTGTTGTTATGATGGTTGACCGTGATACTGAGTACCTGTACTTGTACCGGTTCTACAACAACGGTAAGGAAGATCTATTCCAAGCATGGGTAAAGTGGGAACTACCTGGTACTATCCAAGCTGCACGTATCATTAACGATGCAGTTACTGTTGTGTCGCAGCAGGAAGATGAATATACAATTGGTAGTATTGAGTTGGATGAACTGCCGTCTGGTGACATCCTAGCCACATCTTCTGGGTTTACTGGTAACGTACCACTTGACATGGCTACACGTCCTGTCAGTCCTGACGAAGGTAACGTTGATGCAGTGGTATATGACTCTACAAACGACATTACCAAGATTTACGTGCCTTATACCCCAATCGACGCTAAGGACGCCGTGATGCTCCTTACAGTGCCTACAGCAGACGATGGTACTGATGCTGAGCTGGACTCAGATCAGGGTTACTGGTCTACTGCTATTGAACGTATCGAACCGTCTACTAACTATCGTTACTTTGAAGTTAAAGGTAATTTCACTGGATATGCTGATGGTATTGTAGTTGGTTATGGTTATGATCTAGAGGCTACCCTACCTAAGTTCTACCTTAGGAGAGAGCAGGGAGCTGATTATACAGCTGCTCTAACTATTGCTAGGGTTAAAATGTCTGTTGGTCGTACTGGTGCTCTGCGTTTTAAACTAAAACCAACTGGCTCTAACGAGTGGAAAGATGTACAGCATACTGCTGACGCTAACAATTATAATGGTGATACTAATCCTGTAGTACAGGAACGAGTATTTACCTTACCTATCCATCAACGTAACACTAATTTTGAACTTAAAGTGACAAGTGATTTTCCATACCCTGTATCGCTAGTGTCGATGATGTGGGAAGGTAACTATTCTAACAAGTATTATAGGAGGTCTTAAGTATGCCAGTGGCAGTATTCGCCGGTATTAGTGCCGCAGCATCAATTGCTGGCGGTATCATGGGCTCTCGTTCTGCATCAAAGCAGAATAGAGAAGCTAAAAAGGCTCAACGTGAGCAGGAAAAGGTTGCTAAACAACAAGCTAGAATTACTAACAGGTACAATCAAGCAGCGTTTGAAGCAGAACGTAAAGATTATTTTGCTGCTCGTGAGTTTCAATATGATATGGCTGTTAAGCAGTGGAAGTATGATACTGAAATGCAGGACTACCGGTATCTGCAAGATGTAAAAGCTTATGAAGCTTCTGTTGCAAACTATGGTCAGCAAACATTTTATAACAATGTTGCCTATCAAGCTGCAAAAGAGTCTAATCAAGCTTCATATAACGAACTGCTATCTGGTATTGCTTTTGAAGGAGAAAGTACATTAGTCCAAAACCTCGAAGCAGAAGGTCGAGCTGCTTTAGGTCAAGCTGGTGTTTCTCGTGGTAAAGCATTACAAGCTCTAGCTGCTAGACAAGGTAGAGATCTAGCTGTTCTTCGTGCAACGCTTAAAAGTAGTGAGGAAGAATTCCGCCGTGGTAACTTTGACCTTGCTCTTCAGAAGTATGGCGCCGACATGCAAGCTAAGGCTGACCTTATGATTAAACCTGAACGTTTGCCTGAACTGCTCAAACCTGAGATGGGTCCAGAACGTACATTTATTGAACCAGCAGAAGTGCTGCCTGGTGCAGTTCCTCCTGCTAAATATACAAACCCAATGCTTCCGCTTATTGGTGGCATTACTTCTGCAGCTAATGCAGGTCTTACCGCAGCTATTGGATAAATTATGGCACGACAATTTAAAGGCGCTGCGAAGGCACGTGGGTTTAATCCTATCCCGATTAGCAGCGCCAACATCAACAGGATGCGGGAAGAAAATGAACGCATCATTCGCGGCATGAAAGAACGTCGTGAATCCCAACGTAGAAACGAAGAGCGTCAACTTCAAGCTATGCAAGCTGACGCTGCTTACTACGAAAAGATTCG